GCCCGCGCCCCCCCCCCCCCCCCCCCCCCCTCGGCCGGGCGGGCCGCGCCCGCCCGTCCCGGGGCGGCATGCCGGCGGCACTCCGCCTCAATCAGCTCCAGCCGCCGCTTCTCCATCTGCACGCCCTCCTTCCGCTTACGGGAACGGGTCCTCTCCGCCTTCCGGCAAATCCACAACTGCCTGACGCCCGCTCAGCGCCCAGCCGTACACCTTGTCCGGGTTGCCCGTCCCCGACTTGTAAAATCGCTTACTTTTCCGTTCGAAGTTCAGGCCAATGCTCCGGCCCCGCTCCCCAAAAAAGCGGTTTTTGAGGATCGTAAGCACCGAATCCTGCTGGCGGTCCTCCCGCTCCTCCTTCTCCAGGACGTAGACGTTGTCCGCCAGATTGGTCACGTCCCCGATGCCGGCCACCTCATCCGAATCTGAGATGCGGTCGGTTTTGCGCGGGTGGGCGACCAGATGTACGTGGACGTTGTTATCATGGGCAAAGGAGGCCAGCTCCGCAACAAACTCCGATTGCGCCCGGTAGAAGTCCCGGTCGTTCCCCCGGAAGCGGGCGGTCATGAGGTTGTCCACCAGGTAGACCTTGGCCCCATAGCGCCGGTAGGCGTAGCGGAACACCCGCAGGATGTTGGCTGCGTCGTGGTAGGTGCTGGTGCCGATGTCGTAGAGCAGGAACCGCCCCCGCCACCACTCGTCGATCATCTGCTGGGCGAAGGGTGTCGGATGCGGAATCTCCCGGCCGCTCAACTGGTCTTTGCGGATCTGGAGGTTTTTGGGGCCCGCCGCCTGGAGAGACGCCCAGTATTTGAATTTCCAGGCGGGGAGCTCACCGGAGTAAGCGCACACCGGCTGTCCCTGGTCGATGGCCTCCAGCAGAAACTGGTCCAGCAGGGTGCTCTTGCCCTCGCCCCGCTTGCCCGTCCAGACGGACAGCTCCCCCATGACGGCCCCGCCCGTGGCCCGGTCCAGGTTGGAGATGCCGAAGAGCACCTTGTCCAGTTTGGACACGTCCGGCGCGCGTACATCCGCCATGTCCAGGAGGCCGTAGGCTGGGATCTCCACCGCCTCCAGGAGCATCCGCTCCACCGCCCGCAGTCCGCAGGTGGCCCGGAGCTCCCGCACGGATTTGCACCGGCAGAAGCCCTTGTCCTCCACGACCAGCAGGATGACATTGGGCAGGCGCTGGCGCAGCTCCCGCACCATGACCGCCCGCTTCTCCGGGTCTCCGCAGACCACCAGCACGTAGCAAAATTGGAGGAAAAACCGCTCGTGGCGGCTCAATGCCTCCCAGCCCGCCGACGCCCGCAGGCATCCGGCGTTGATCTGGACGGCCAGCACGTCCTCCGGGTCAGCACAGAACCAGAACCCGGTGGGCAGCTCGGGGTTCAGGTAGCCGGGATCGTAGAGCAGCACGTCGCTGAGCTCCGGGGTGTTATTCGACATATCGTTTTGGCTCCTTTCTCGGTGGAGCAGTTGGGATGTCCTCCCAGCGTCGCCCATTTAGCCAAGTAGTTGCGTGAGGAATAAAACGGCCTCCAGCTTCCTGCCATTGTTCACTCTGTTTCTGCGCACTCAATGCTTTAAGTATTACGGCTAGGAGTTCGGGCGTTACCTTGAGTCGTTTAAATGCTTCGTAGGCCCTACGTTTGTCCACTTTCTTTGGGTAGGCATCCCAGAAAGTGTGGAAGGAATCATCTACCTCTTTCAGCCTAAGTGGGATAACCGCGTCAACTCCTTCTGGTGTCTCGGACATTTCTCCCCCTCTCAGGAGCACTACACGGATATCACATGGATACTCACGCAGTTTACACAAGCTCTTGGCCCGCACACTTTTTCTATCCGTCTCAATAGCCGCTACTATCCCATCCTTTGCCGCAACAACGCCGATACGCCCAGTATATCGGGGACTTCCGCCTCTGGATGGCACAGGAACCCCATTCTGGCAGGTATAGCCGTTCGCCTCCAGTGCCGACAGAATAGACATATCAGCCTCACGAGCATCCTCTGTTACCTCGATTGTCGAGAGAATATTCTGCAATTTTTTCAAATGCGCGATCTTATTTTCTTTTTTTATTTCTTCTTTATATTTCTCCTCCCCATTTTCAGGGATAGGGTATCCGCGCACACGAGGCGAGGTATCCTCATTTTCGGGGATAGGGGTATCCCCATTTTTAGGGATAGGGTATCCCCCTGCACTAGACGCAAGGCATCCCCTGCTGCTTTTCATAATTGGGTAGATGTTCCGGCGCAAAATCTGCCCGGTTTTCTCGTCCCGGAAAATCTCTGTCTCTATATGGCCCCGTTCTTCCAAAGTGGCAAGCAGTGCCGAAATTCTCTTAGGAGAAAGCCCCATTTCACTTGCCAGTGTTCGGTTAGTTGACCAACAAAATGCATATTCGTTGCACTTCCAAGTAATAATGCCATACAGCATCCTGGCCGACCAAGAAAGCGCTTCATCTTTTAAGACAACCGCAGGGATAACGGCAAACATTCCTCCCTCGGCCTTTGAGCGCATGGATATTTCATCCCTTGTCACTGTCCTCCGCTCCTGTCTTTTTTTGATATTCTTTTGTAATCGCAGCATTTAGATCGTCTGTGATACGGTCTAGCTCTCGGACAATTACCGAAAATCCACAGCACCGTTCCAAAATCCATTTTGGTACTGGGCCAGCATCATACTTCTCAATTGCCAGCATTTCGCATTCCAGCTCCTCCGTCATAATCCGCAAGGTCTTTGCCGCGCCATCCAGGTACGCAGAAACATCTTCCATTGCAGATGCAAGCTCATAGTTCATAAACTCTCCTCCAAATTACGGCACATTATGCCGTATATTTATTCCACATAATACGGCATAATGTGCCATATGTCAAGTGAGACTTTAGAGGAGGGAATCTTATGTTTTGTGATCGTCTAAGAGCTTGCAGGATCGCGCGAAACTATACCCTGCAAGAAATGGCTGATGCCGTAGATATTTCTCTGCGCACTTACCAAAAATATGAGGGCGGAAGCACTTTCCCTGACTTCTCACATCTGGTTAAATTGGCAGATTTTCTTGATATCTCTACGGACTTCCTTTTGGAACGGGACGATTATTTGCAATCTCTCGGAGTATCCGTTGATGTATCCCTAAAATGTCCTCCAAGGCGTCCCAAATCTCAAAAGAGCCGCCACTCTCTCCGCACTCAATCCGCTGGTAATAGCGCAGACTGATCCCCAGTTTGTCCGCCATGGCCTGCTGGGTCAGGCCTTTGGCTTTCCGGGCGGATTTTAAATTCTCCCGCATGATGATTTCCTCTTGTGTAAATCGGAATCGCGTGCTATAATACACGTGTCTTCACGTTAGGCTCTAGTCACTGTGTCCGAGTGGCTGGGGCCTTCTTTTTTGACCTCGTCCTCCGGCAGATAAACCCACCGAAGGTCGTAGAACTTGCGCATTTTTGCCGGCGACAAGGTATGGCCTCCCCCGTACATCCAGGTACGCCCGGCCACTACCTCCAGCCGCCCGACGACATACCTCTCACTGCGGGCCGAGGTCTTGGGCACCATGTGCAGGACAATCAGATCCCCGTCATACGGGCCCAGCTCGCCCCGCCGCCGCAGATCCAGCGGCCTCCAACGCTCCATCAGCATGATGCTGCCTCCTTCTGTCTTTGCAGGCGCTCCAGCACGGCCCGCCTGCGCCGGGCGAGACGCCTATGGCGGCACTGCTCCCGGTCCAGCCGGGACAGCTTGGTCCCGTAGGCCGGGTCCCCTGTCCGGGCACAAGACTGGTGCAGACGCCCAAGCTCGTCCGCGGCGTGCTCCCAGTCCAGGGCGCTTTCTAGCAGGGCTTCCGCGATGGTGTTATAGTCCCGATTGCTGAGCTCCAGCCGTATCATGCTCATGCGCTCAGCACCTTTCCCATGAGCGCCGACACTCCGGCCAGCCGCAGATCCAGCGCCTCCTGGACGTGACGCACCATGACCTCCTCCAGCTCCCGGAGGCGGTAGGTGGGCAGGTCTCCCCTCTTGTACTTCACCAGGAGGCCGGGGCTGATGTTGTATGTCCATGTCCCGGTCTCCTCGCTGCAAACGGCAAAACCGAAGGGTGCCCGCTCTTCCCGCAGGGCGCGGTAGATGGTGGGGGACGACCAGCCTATGTATCGGGCCGCCACATCAATCGGCACGTTGTCATACGCCATGATCTCCTCGTCCGTGAGCGGCCGCTTGGTTGCCTTTTTCACTTTACTCCCTCCTCAAGATGTCCCTGTTTGGCGTAGCGCACGGCCATGGCGGCCTCCACCAAGTCGCCCAGCTCCTCCACAATGGCGTCGAAGATGGGGCGCTCCTGGTCGTCGATAATGCCGTCCTTGCCGATGCGCAGCAGCTCCCGGTCCCGGTGGGCATCCACAAAGCCATATACCCGGTCCAGCAGCTCCATGATGGCCTCCGGGAGCCGCACCTCTCGGATATCCGGCACGATGCTCCGCGCCATGTCGGCGCTGGCCCGCAGGTGCTGGATACCCAGGAGCTGGCTGTCGTAGGCAATGACCATCAGGTCCACCACCTCCGGGGGGCGGGATGCGCTGGCCGGTCTCATAGGCCCGGATGGAGCTGTCCGAGATCCCCAGTTTTTCCGCGGCTGCTTCCTGGGTCAATCCCTTCGCCTCGCGGGCGATTTTGTAGATATTCCGCTTGTCCTGCGGCATGGTAATCACTCCTCCCTGGGGGTACAATATAAGCATGAGGTCAGACGGCCTCCTCTGTACGGATCATAAGCAACTCCTTTCTCAGTTTGCCGCCCCGTTTGCACCCCCAGGCGGCTCACGGCCGTAGAGGGCGTCAATGCTGCATTCCAGGATGGCGGCCAGCCGAGGCAGCTTGTCGGCACTCGGCAGCGCCGTCCCCTTCACCCATTTGGTAATGCAAGAAGGCGACACTCCCATGGCGTCGGCCAACTGGATGCGCTGGATGCCCCTCTGCTCCATCAGCTCGCAGATTCTCATCACTTCACCCCCTCTAAATTTGGTGTTGTTCGAGACTGTTTGATGTGGTATGATAGGTTTAACCTCTGGTGTAATGCACAACGCCGATTAAAGCTCACTTCGGTCTTTAATGTGCAGAACCCTTTGAGCTACTTTTTTCGCGCAGTATTTGATCTCCTCGTCGCTAGGCTCTGGAAGTTCCGCCCACATGATGTAGTACAGGATGCTCAACAGAGCCAGCCGATTTTTCAGCCAGCCGATCGCGCATACAACTGCGGCTACTCCTAGCAGGGTCGTCAGCATGCTATCCCCCCTTTCCGAATTGCCCCGGGCGTTGCCGCGCCCTTGTCCTCTCTCCACCCCTATGGTAATATTGGGGCGGAGAAAGGAGGTGTTTCACATGCGAAAGACAGTGTCTGGACTTTGTCCGGAAACAAACAGCCAGCAAATGATTACCGTGACCGTAGAGCGTATCCAGCTCGGCGGCGGACTGCCGCCCAGCGACAAGGTAATCGCCTATGCCTGTTCCCATGCACAGGAATATGGGTGTAGTAGAAATGGCGCAGATGGCCGGGCATGCCCGCTGCTCCATGGTGCTGGTCACTGATCATTTCGGAGCAAAGTTGGAAACACTTGGGCGGCCTCAAAAATTGGGGCCGCCGCCCTTAACCAGTCGCCTAGGCAGGTTTTCGCATACCTACAACCCACACAGATATCACCAAATTTGACAGGTATCTCAGTTGCGGCACTTTCATGAGCGGCAACGAAATGTCTGGCTGCACAGGTGACAGCCTCCTGTGTAATTCCTATATTCGCTTCCTCTGTGAGCATATGAGCACCCCCTTCCCAGTCTGCTGGGGCGTTGCCGCGCCCTCTGGTTTACCTGTGGTTAAAGCATAATCAGATATTCTCTGATTGTCAATACATTGTAAGAGAATTTCCGATTTATTGGCGTTATTACTAATTTTTATTTTTATATGTTGGGTGGTGCTAAAATTGGACGATTCCAACAAAATACTTGATGATATGCGAGATCGTCTCTTTTCCTTGTTGGAATCAGAATGTATTTCGCAAAAAGAGTTTTCAGAAAATCTCGGAGTTTCCCCTCAAACAATCACCGACTGGAAAAAAGGAAAATCTCGTTCGTTTACTCAGAAACTCCCTCTAATCGCTTCTATACTTCACTGCGACTTGAACTGGCTTGTCGATGGAGTAGGAGATCCAACTCCCAAGAGATCCGATGAAGCTCTTGACCGACTTTTAGAAATCGCTCACGAGTCCAGATTCGTCAAATTCGACGGAACATATGCCCATTCTGATGCACCTTCGCCACCCCCGGGCAAAAAAGAAAGGCCCGCCCCCACTCCACCTCCTGATTTATGGGTTAAGTTTAATAGCCTCACCCCGGAAGGCCAGAAAGAGGTTATTGCGTTCATAGAGTTCAAACGTGGGCAGGAGTCTCAATCTTAGATCTCGTTCCCCGGGCGTTGCCGCGCCCTCTTGTTTACCTGTGGTTAAATCATAGCCGGAGTTTCTCCGGTTGTCAATAAGATTTTCGGAAAAACTCCGGTTTTGTAAGTTTAAACAAAAACACACCCGGAAATTTTACGTTTTGGAGGTGAGCGAAGTGGATACGGTTGATCGGATTTTTGAAATCCTCGATCGCCTGCCCATGGAGCAGCGAGAATTTGCTAAACTCGTAGGGGTTTCCGATGACACCGCAAGCGATTGGCGTCGGAGACGCTCTGCCTCCTATACAAAGCGGCTTGCCAAGATCTCGGAAGTTCTGGGCACCTCGGTGGAGTATTTACTGACTGGTGAAAAAAAAGAGCCCGCCCCCGCTCCGAAGAATGGGGACGAGCTGGACCGTGACACCATCATGGCGGCATTCATGGGTGGGGACATGGATATGAGCCCCGAGGAGAGAGACGCCCTGTGGGATGATGTGTACGAATACGCCAGGTTCAAGGCCGAACAGTGGAGGAAAAAGAAAGATCAGGAATGAATCTTTATGAACTCTATGATTATGCCGTAGATCAGGGGATTGATGTAGATTGGTACACCATGCCCTTCGCCAAGTCCTTCTCGATTTTCATTCCATCGCTTGACCGGCGTGCGATCGCGCTGGACCCGTGGAAATTCGAGACTGTAGCAGACGAGTTCACCACCCTGGGCCACGAGGTAGGTCATTGTATGACCTACAGTTTCTATAACCGCTGGGCGGCCTGTGATATAAAGAAAAAGCATGAGAACCGGGCTGACAAGTGGGAAATCGAGCAGTTCCTTCCCCTGGACGCTCTGGAGGCCGCCGCGCACGAAGGCTGCACAGAGGTCTGGGATCTAGCCGAGCGTTTCGGTGTTACTGAGGATCTTGTCCGCAAGGCCATCTGCTGGTATAAGCATGGTAACCTTGCGGTGGATCAATACTTATGAATGTGTCCAACTTGGACACATTTAGGATTTACCTGTGGTTAACTTTGTGGTTGACAAATTCGATCCGAGGGCATATTATATAAGGGCAACGAGAGTTACTCGTCGCACCATTTATTCAACCCTTGGGCAAGGCCTCCCACTTTTCGGGATGTGCTGACCTCAAGGGTTTTTTCTTTGGAGGGGTTGCTTTGTTATCAATGCTGCCAAAAAGAACCGCCATTCTGGTTGATGGCGGCTATTATCGCGTACGATCCGCCGACCTATGGGGGAAAAAATCTGCAAACGACCGTGCAAACGAGCTTTACAAGTATTGTATGCTACATATCACAGAGCCGGAGGAGCCAAGGGAGCTGTATCGCATTTTCTACTACGATTGTCCCCCCATGACCAGAACGCTCCGCCACCCGCTCACCGGTGCAGAAGTCGACTACGCAACTATGCCAGGAACAAGATGGTCAAATAATTTTTACAAATTTTTGTCTGAAAAGCACCGTATGGCGTTGCGCATGGGTGAACTGGCTGAGAGCACGGCTTCCTACATTCTGAAGGACAGCGTGCTGGCCGATTTGCTCTCCCGCGCAAAGACTGTCGATGACCTGATGCCAGATGATTTCCGTATTGACGTGAAGCAAAAGGGCGTTGACATGCGGGTGGGACTTGACGTTGCTTCCCTCGCTCAGGGACGGTATGCTGACCAGATCATTTTGATCGCCGGAGACAGTGATTTTCTTCCTGTAATTAAAATGGCACGGAAACATGGCCTTGACTTTATCCTTGACCCCATGAAGCAGAGGCCGAAGCACACCATGATAGAGCATGTGGATGCCGTTGAGACACTCACCGATAAAATGGATGCACCTCCATCCGCCCCCTTCTCCTCCCACGACAACCAGGCCCACCTGCGTGCAGCCATTGCAGAATTGGAGGCTGGTGGCGGTACAGTTCATGAGTTAATTGAAGATAATTAAGACCTAGCAAAGAGCCGGGGCTACGGCCCCGGTCTCTTAAAACGCCTAGAATCGAACAGCGAACGTTTCCAGTTGTCATGAATCCCACCCCTGTACCCCGGGTCGGCCTCGGCGGTTTTTGCGTATGGCTTGGCACGCAGGATGCCTGCTTCTCCGCCAAACGGGTATCACGTCTGGTATTCACTTGTTTGAGTAACGTGTCTTGTGCTGTCATTGTCTGTCGTTACCTGTAGTTAAATTATCACCGTATTCCGTGATTGTCAACTTATATTCACGTAGTTTATTGATTTTTGGCATCTTGTACAGCCAAGGAGCTGATGCTTTGTGTATGAATCACAAGATATTGCAAACCGAATAAAAACACATGCGAAATCAAAAGGCATCCGTCTAAAACAAATGCTGTCTGACTGCAAGTTAGGGATTAACACTATCTCACAGATGTCAAAAGGAAATGATATGCTTTCAAAAAATCTTGCAAAAATCGCCGATTACCTGGACTGTTCCGTGGATTATCTGCTCGGCCGGACAGATAACCCAGAAGTAAACCGATAACAAAAATGTGTCCAACTTGGACACCACATGACCGTTGCAAAAAATGAGCCGGGGCTACGGCCCCGGGCTCTTCAAACCCCAAAATCGAAAATTT